AACATGAATCACCCGAGGATGATTTCGACCTCCAGCGACTGCGTGAGCGTGCCCGTGAGGTCGATGGTCTTGTTGGTGCCGGAGATGTCGCCGCCACCGTCGTTGGTGAACAACTGCTGCTCAGCGCCAGGCGCCAGAGTCAGCGAGAAGCTGGCACCGAACCCGTCGTAGCCGTTCAACGCGCCCTTGCTGAGGGTGATCGGGTTGGCGTTGGTCGACTTGGCCCGGACGCGAAGCACCTGGACTCGCAGGCCGTTGCCGTCCACCGCGACGTTGTTCGTCCCGACAAGCGCCCGCAGGTCGATGGTGGCGGCGCCGCCGCTCAGGGCCTTCTCGAAGGCCGCCACCAGCGTGGCCGGCGGCGTCGACGAGCCGTCAAGGATCTTGCTCGTGTCGAACAGGGAATGCGTGACTTTGCGGTTGGCCGCTGCGGCGGCCGGAACGTTCGTCTCGAGTGTCTCGACGGCGGTCACCTTGGCCAGGTACGTCACGGTAACACTCATGGGTCTCTCCTTTTTGCGTGTTCCAGCCGGGTGGCGTCGGTCGCCATCCGGGCGCTAGATGGTTTTCCACTGCGGCGGGTTCGCCGAGTACGTGGCCTTTGCCGTCACGCCGACCGTCATGGCGCCCTCCAGCGGTTCCTTGCGCTCGAACTTGAGGATCGCGCAATCCGCCCACATGCCCTGGGTTCCCGCCGTCTCGATATCGCCGTCCATCACCGCCAGGCCGAGGGCCGTGCCGTTCAGAAAGGCGTCGCGCAGAGCCGCGACCGCGGCAACGTCCGGGTCGTAGACGATCTCGAAGTCGAGGACCAGTTCCTTCATCGTGCCGACGACCGCCTTCCATCCGCCCCCGCCACGAGTCGTGACGTCGGCCTCGCCCCTTGAGACCGTGGCCGTCGCGTCGCGCGTGACCTTGATCTCGGTCCAGGTCGGCACACCGCCGATGCCGGCGGCGCAGTAGTACAGCTTCCCGTCCAGACTGATCTTGACTCCCATGACAGCCTCCTGTCAGTCGCCGACACCCAGCGACGTAAGGTCCGAGGGGGCGCTCTTGTGAAAGACGATGCTCCCCGCGTGGTTGTGGCCCCCATCCACCACGCCCCGCCACGCCCCCATCGGAGCCGCCAGGGCGGGGAAGTTGTCCGCGGTCAGCACGTTCGTGCCGCTAGAAGAGAACAGGCGGCCGCGAGTATGCGTGACGCTGGTGGCGGCCGCCGCATTGACGCTGACCGCGGCGGCGCTCGCGATGAGGGCCGCACCGGCAAAGTCCACCGTCAGGTTCGCAAGCGTCTGGGCCCCGCCGATCTTCACAGTCCCCGCGTAGGTGATGGCGTTCGTCGTCCCCGTGTTGCCCGCACCCTTCGCCAGCGTCCCGATCTCGTTCACCACGCCGTCGCACATCACGAACTTGCCGACATAGGGCAAGGCCGCCACGATTCCAATGTTGACGGTCCCGCACGTGAGGGGGCCCGTGAGCGTGCCCGTGAACAACTGGCCACCGGCCGGCCCGTAGACCGTGAGGCTGCCCGTGCCAAGGTTCATGCCACCGATGGTCATGGTGTCGGTGACGGAGTTGCTTCTGTACCAGATGACGTTCTTGTTGTTCGTGTTGATGGGCAGGGCGTTGGCGATGCCGAGGACGCCGGTGATGGCCACCACGTCGAGGATGCAGTTGATCGTCCCCGTGAACGTCCAGGTATCATTGCCGCTCGGGGCAAAGACCAGGCCCCGCGCTGCGGCCTGGGCCACGGTGCCGGCGCCGGCCAGGGCACGCGTGTAATGCCCATACTGGGATGCGGAGCCGACCGTGAGCGTAATGCCGTCCGGGACCGTCGTAGAGACGAACTTGTTGGTGCCGCGCTGGGCTATCGTGCACGAGGCGCTGAGGACGAGGGTGAGGGTCTGGTCGTTGATGGCTCCCGTGCCGGTCCACGTCATGCCGCCCGCGCCGAGCGTCATGGTGTAGCCGCCCCCCGCCAAGAGAGCGTCCGAGACAATGGCGAACGCCCGCACCGCGAGATTCGAGCCGAGCGTGGCGGTCCCGACGCACTCCAGGCGGAGCGAGAGGTTCGGGGCCAGGCCGACGTTGAGCGCCCCAGCGAGGTCTACCGTCCAGACCGCCCCGGCCGCGACCGTCCAGATGCAATTCGTGACGTTCAGGACACCCGTACAAGCGCAGTCGCTCCCTAGCTTCACCGTCCCGCCGCTGCCCGCGAGGCCGCCCGCGCCCTCGAAGTCAACCGTCGCCCCCGCCGCCGACATGTCGAGGGTCCCCGTGTTGGTCACGGTGTCGCCGAAGATGAACCCGCCCCCCGCGTTCACAATGATCGTGCCCGCGTTCGTCGTAGCGCCTAACACCTGATTGATGCTGTCGCAGACGAAGGTTCCACCCGCGGCTACGTCCAACGTGCCCAAGACCGACAGGCTGCCCAGCAAGGAAAACCGGCCGAGCGTGACCGTCAGGTTGCCGTTCACGTCATAGCCGCCCGCGGTGACAACGGCGCTTGAGTGGTTGACGGTCACGTTCCCGATGGTCCCGTCGCCGGCTATCCAGTTGGCGAGATCCACCGTCACGCCGTTGGCGATGGTGAAGTGGAAGGTGCCCGACGTGGGGACGTTGCTGGTGGGGGTCAGCGCCGAGGCTATGCCGAGCGTGTCGCCATCGGCGCCGACGCCGCTCGTCCAGTTGCCGCCGGTGTTCCAGTTCCGGTCGCCCGCCAAGCTGGTCCAGGTCGTCGCCTTCGACATTCCAGACCCCTACATGCCGATCTCGGCTTCCATCTTGGTGAGCGTGCCCTTGGGCTGGGCAGGCAACGCCTCAACGTCCACGTGCCGGCGCAGTCGGATCTCCAAAACGCCCGCCTTCTTGGATGCCGGCGCGATCGTGCCGTCAAAGACCACCTGCCGATCGTCGTCGATTTCGACCGTGACGCGGACCTTGGCCGCCGCCGGGATGAAGACCCGCGCGTAATGCGGCCTGACGCCGTCCAGGTCCGCCTCGGTGGCCTCGACGGCCGTGCAGACCGCGCCGCCCGCCAGCTTCACGTAGTCCTGCATGTCCCGACCTCCTACGCCTCAATGTAGCCCACCAGGCCCTTGACCGCCCCGCCCGTCGCCTTGAGGTTGAGTGCCTCGCCCTTAGCGGTCTCACACCACCCGGCATAACAGGGCGGCCAGATGCGGGACCGGCCGACCTCCGGGCCGATCGCCGTCGCGGCGCCGGAGTAGAGGACAGCCGTGGCGGCCTCGGCGACCTCGTAGTCGCAGAAGATGACCCGAATGACCTTGCCGGCGACGGCGGCCACGACCTCTTGCGGGTCGGCGCCGGCGGCAAGGCTGAAAGGCTTGCGCTTGAGCGCGGGCCAGTCCGCCTGAAACCTGTGCATGACTTGCTCCTATCCAATCACGCGGAACGTCAGAGCCAGCACGCTTGTGAACTGCTGGAGCTGGTCGACGTGCTCCGCGGCGTACCCCCGCTCGCAGCCCGCCGCCAGCGCCGCCTTCATGCACACGGCCGACTGGTAACCGGCCAGGCGCCGGAACTTGAAGAACGCCACGATCTCCTCCACGAGGCCCATGAGGGCGTCCATCGCCGCCGCGTCCAGCGTCTCGGGGGCATGCTGGACGCCCACCTCGACCACGTAGTCCGTCTGGCTCTGGCTGCGGCCGGCGAGCTCGAGCGTGAATCCCGCCGGCACCACCGTGACGTGGAGGTCCTTCATCTCCTCGCGGCTGTAGACGGGGCGGTGCGAGCGCTCCGCGGTGAACGGCTTGGTGAAGGCGTGGCCGTTCAGTTCGGCCACGACGGCGTCTGCGATGTCGACGAGAACCGCCATGTCAGCCTCCGAAGGCCCGGTAGATCATCGCGCCGGCGGCGCCGCCCAAGAGGCCGCTGCCGACCATGAAGCCGACCAGCGCCGACAGGCGAAGTTCGATTCTCATGACCCGCAGGCCCAACGGACAGTTCTGCATGTGCTTCAAGAGCGCCCGGTCGATCACCCGCTCCACCCAAGGCTCCAGCGGCTCTGTCACCTCGTTCGGCGTCATGGTCAGACCTCCGTATCCACGTGGGCCGTGTGAATCCGCAAGGTCAGGCCGTCCGGGTCCGACTTGCGGAAGTGCTTTTCCTGCCCCGCGCCCATGACCTCGTACACCTCCACCCGCGCGCCGATCGTCTCCCTGATCCTGTCGCCTACCGCCGGCGTCGTGACGGCCCCATCCAGCACCAGGTCGGCCGCACGAATCAGGTAGTCGCGCCGCTCGACCGTCTCCACCATGCCTTCCGCCGCAGCCACCTGGAACACCGACCGGCCCACCGTCGCGCTCAGGGCCACGCTGGCGGCCCCGCGCGAGTAGGTCACCGGCCGGGAGGCATGCTTGTGCCGCATGTCCTCAAGCCAAGCGGCGCCCTGTTGGAGCAGGTCGGCCATGTCCCCCCCCTTACACCGTCGAGAGCGCGGCACCGTCGGCGACGACCACCGACCACCGCTTGTTTGCCCCATTGGCCTTCGCCACCAGAAGCACCGCGTCGCCAGCGTCGTCGAAGGTGATCGTGTTGTTCCCCGTCTGGTTCACGGTGGTCGCGCAGGTGAGGACGCAGTTGCCTCCGTCGGTCTTGAGGCTGAGGAGCAGTTCCTGGCCGATGAAGCTCGGGGCGGCCAGCGTCCGCGTCTCGGCCGCAGCGGTCACGATGTCCACGTGGCCGCTACCCGTGACCGGGATGGCCCCCGCGTTGCCGGGGTCGGTGATCGCCGCCGTCAGCGGATTGTTGGCGACGCTCGTCCCCTCCAGCCTCACGCGGACGGTCGTGTCGGCATCGGCGGAATCCTTGACCACCTTGCCGAGCTGCTTGTTGCCGACCGAGGTCGCCGTGGCCTGCTTGGCGCCTGCGTCCCAGTAGACGACGGTGCCGGCCGTCAAGGCCGACCCGCCGCCGGTTGCCTTCGGGAAGTCGAAGACCCCCGTGACCGCCAGGGCCCCAAGCGTGCTCGCCGCGATGGGCCGCGGCGAGACGCCCACGAGGTCCCCCTGGACCACCACGTCGCCGGCCGCCACGTCGGCGCCGGGCGTGTAGTCGACCGCCTTCCCGTCATGCACGAAAGCTGCCGTTGCCATGTTTCACCCCTTTGCGCGCCCCGCAAGCGGGGCGGCTGAACTTGGCCGTTGTTGCCTTTCAACCAGCAATCCGAAATCCGCAATCGGCTTACGCCTCGCCCTTTGCACGGACACCCCCGCGGTAATCCTGAAGGGCCGCGCCGAAGTCATGGTATCCACGCATCTGGATACCGAGGATATTGAAGTCCGCCTCGGCCGTTTCGATCGTCGGCGCCTCCTGGCCGTTCAGAAACGCCACTTCGATGACCGGCAAGTCGTTGGGGTCGGCCAGAAGGTACCACGCCTTGGCGCTCGCCCCCGTGTACCGCGTGTTTGCCAGGTACCGGCTCACCTCCACGCGGAACTTCCCCTGATGGGGGTTGTTGATGGGGTACTTGGTGCTCGCTGTGGTGTCCCGAATCTCGAGGGACTTGAAGAGTTGCGTCCCCATGGCGCTCAGGGCCGTCGGCACCAGCAGGATGGCCGGCATGATGCCGATAGGCTTGCCGTCCGAGTCCACCTGCTCGAGGGAGGTCGCCTCAGCCTTCGTCAGGCCGTCGACCGACAAGGCCGTGTCGGCCCCCGTGATGAGGTTCTTCCGGGCCTCCGTGAAGAACGCCGCGTTCGCGAGGAACACGGTCCAGAAGACGTCGTTGATCTTGAGGCCTGAACCGCGACCCAGCTTCCGCGGCACCAGGGTGATGGCCCCCAAGTCATCATTGATGACGTCTCGCCGGTCGATGGACAGGAGCAGGCCGAAGGTGTCGGCCTTGTTCTGATAGGATTCCTCGCCCAAGGTGCCGCTCTTGATCTCCCCGCCGGGGGCCACCGGCTCGTACTGGTCCTTGCCGATAAGTCGATAGGAGGTCACGGTCTTGAAGTCGCTGACATTGCGGACGGCGCAGATGCTCCGCCAGACCCGTTCGACCGAGAAGAAGCCTTCCAGGAGGAACTTGTTGGCGACGTTCGAGAGGATGCCCCCGATGTCGACGGTGGAGAATCCGGCCTCGACCTGCCGGCCGAAGGCCAAGCGCAGCACCTCGCGCGAGTCGCGGAAGTTGCGGCCTGTGTAGCCGTTGGCCCACGCGGCCTCCAGGAGGAGCTCCTGCAAGCCGATGTGGCCGCGGAACCGGCGGCTCGCGCCGTCCAGGGTCTTTTCGTCGTAGAGCTTCTCGGCACCCCCCAGGCCGGCGCTCAGCATGCAGGCGGCCTCAAGGATCGTTGTCGTGACCGTGTTGTCCGGCACGTGGATCGCCGGCGCCTTGGGCCGCGAGGCACGCAGGACCTCCAGCTCGGTCCGCGTCTGGTCCCACCCTTCGCCGATGGCCTTGGCCTCGACGTCCGCGTGGCGCCCGGCGCAGAGCTTGCGGATGGCCTCGATCCGGCCCGTCTCGGCCAGCGCTTTCGCCCGGATCTCCGCCGTCGGGTCGGGGGTCTCCACGGCGACGATCGGCGCGGGCGGCCCGTCGGCCGCCGGCGCAGCCGCCTTGGGCGTCTCGACGCGCGCCTTCACCTCGGTCTGGACCGACGCCGAAACCTGCGTCTCCTGACCGGTCTTCTCCGTCTTGGTCTCGTCCATGACTTCCTTCTCCTTGGCCGATGCGGCCACGCTCGCCGACGTGTTCCCGTCGGCACCCAGATCCACGAAGCTGATCTCCCCGAGCGTCGCCTTCCGCACGACGTTCAGGGGGCCCGCAAACTCACGACCATTCACGAGAACGGTCTGGCTTTCCTTGACGAACTCGAACTGCTCGACGGCCGCGCCGATCGACGCCTGCCATGGGAAGCCGTTCCGGGCCGACGCCACGATCTCCTTCGCGGCCGCCGTGTCGCGCGAGACCACGCCGGCGGCCGCCAGTCTGCCGTCCATCACGCGGATGGAGTCGGTGTGGCCGACGCCGCTCGCGGCATCGTGGCCGAACCGGACCGGCCGCGACTGCGACGGGATGGCCAGGCCCGCGAGGTCCACCACGACCGGGAACCGCCACCCGGCGATCTTCATGGGGCCACCGGTGTACGCCACCATCGTGAACCGCGGCAGCGCGGGCTTCCCGTCCCCGCCGACGGCTGCGGCCTCGATAGTGAGCGCCCCCGGCTCGCTCAGGAGACACAGCGGCCCGCGGTCCCCTTTCGCGTTGTCCTCAGTCGCCAGCATCGTTCGGCTCCCCTGAACCCGGCTCGTCGGCCGGATTGGTCTTGTCAGCCGCCGGCACCTTCGGCTGCGCCTGCTCGACCGTCAGGCCGAGTTCCTTCATCAGCGCCACTTCCTTCGCCCGCTGCCGCAGCTCCGTCTCCCAGTCCTTGCCCTGGCGGGCATACTCGGCGGCCAGCGTCGTCGTGTGGCTGGCCAGGCGTGTCGCCTGCGCTGTCGCTTCCTTCGCCGGGTCTACGTGCTCGTGGCCATCCCAGAACCACTGGTGCGGCCACGCATCGATCGCGCCAAGGCCGAACACCTTCACCGCCTCGGCCATCCAGGCGTCCAGGACGCGGTCAAGTACTACGGTCTCCACGTGAGCCTGCTCCACACGGATGCTCTTGAAGTAGGTCTGGTGATCCAGGCGGCCGGAGGCGTAGTTGTAGCCCGATGAATTGCACGCGGCGACGTTGAACGGCATGTTCAGGCACCGGGCGATCTCGTTCAGGATTTCGTGCTTGAACTCGCCGTAGGTCGTGGCCGGCTGCTCGGCCCGGATCTGGCTCGGTTCCCACCCCTCGGGGCCGAAGACGGCCATGTTCGGCTCGAACTCCATCGTGGCCATCGGTTCGACCTCGGCCGCCTCGCCGCCGGCCGGGGCATTGGTCTTCATAAAGATGGCGATGTTTGCCGCCGACTCTGCCGCCGCGATCACCGCGAGCGTGTACCGCCGAAGCTGGGCAAAGAGGGACAGGGCAGGGAGGATGTCCGGCAGCCCCCGCGACTGGCC